TTTCGTATAGATTGTTGCACACCTGAGTTAAGTTCACGCATGTAAGGTGTAACTAACTTACCTAGTTCATTACGTAGACCAGCTAAAGGAACACTGTTGTTTATTAAGCTACCAGTGATACGTCCTATTTGTCCACGTCTACCACCAAATAAATCTACGAAAGATTGAATACCAGCTAAGTATGACTTACTTGTAATAGCTTGTGCTACTACTAAAGATATTTTACCTAATTCATTTTCTGTCCACTCTTCACCCATAAGTTCACTTGCGTCACCTATATCAGCTATTGTAGACATAATTAAGTTAAATGGTTCAAAGTTGTCATAACCAACACGAACGGCACCTAGTTTAATAGTTCTAGGTTCCCATCTGTTATCTAACCACATCTGACGCTTTTGTCTATCGACTGGTCCGTTACCGTTAAGGTCACCTCGCATCCATGCAGATACAGCTGTAAATACAACAGCACTTCCTATAGATAGTCTACCAATTTGTAATGCTCTTGCGTTAGCTAATTCTTCTGGTGTAAATATACCATACTTATTTACGCTTGCTAAGTCAGCTGGGTTTGCAAATGCTATATCATTAAACTCTTTGACTAAGAAGTTAAAACCGGGTGTATACTTACCTGTAAGTGCAAGACCGTTTACACCAGTTCTAGCAAACAAAAAGAATGGTTTAGCTAGTGGTGCAGAAGAAAATACATCGTTTAATCCTTTTGCGAATCCTGTTAGATCTTGCGTCAATGTAACTTCTTTACGTGCAAATAAAGTAGCTTCATCTCTTATGTTACCAGCAGAGTCAAATACTTGAGAATAAAAATCATCCTCATAGGCTTTCATTAAATCCTTAGTAATCTTAGGTGTTTGGAATCCGTTGTTCTTTAGTTCTAATGCTTGACGCATAGCTTTCTCACGCATCTTAGCACGACCTAATATATACGCAAATGCGTCGTCAGTCGCTGCCATGATTTTTGTGGAGTAAGTTAGCAGATTAGTATTATTAGCGTTTCTTGCCATATTAGCTACACGAAATGCAGCTACTTCTCCGGGAGAAGCTCTACCACTATCTTCTGCCCAACGTCTTAATAATTCCCAATTATCATCGCCTTGAGAAAACTCACTAAAACGTGTCTTAATAGTTCTGATATCGCCTTTCCAGTAAGAGTTTAACTTAGTTTTAAATAGCTGTAACGATTCTGGTACTGCTTCTATCATAGCATTAACACTTGCAAGGCTAGCTCTAAGAGCAGCAGTCTCGCCTGTGAAAGGAGCTTTAACAGCATAACCTAAAGCCGTAGCTAGAGGTCTAAGAAAAGTTGCAGTGGATGTACCCATGATTGCTCGAACTGGAGTTTTAGGTCCAGATAAAACACTGTGAGTCATGACACCTTCTAACTCTCTTATCATTACACCTGTACGATCAGGTCCAGATTCAGCTAATTTACCACCAAGTATTAATGTACGAGCCCATCTATCAAAGTCATCTAATGTATTAACATTGTCCATCATAGAAAATGCTTCAAACAATGCGTTGAGCATGTCATCATTATCATCATCTTTAGCAATCTTAAGTACAGACATAATAGAATCTTTAGCATCTTCCATTTCAGATGTTATAGCTTCTTGTACAGTTTTCTTTGTTTTCTTACCAGCACCTAATGCTCTAAATGAATCAGACTTTACAAATCTTGCTTTCTTTGTTTGATATAACGCAGTTAACATTGTATCAACTATCTGTTTAGCTGGTCCATCTATATCATCAAGTGATACTAAATCAGCTATTTCTCTACCAGCTATACCAGTATCACGTAGTTGCTTCATTAATGTACCTAATACAAGGTCAGCTACAACTACATTTTTAGATGTCCATATTTCTACGCCATCTACGATATCAGGATTAGCTTCTAATAACTCTTTTAAGTATTCATTAGCTGATAATTCTGATGCGTTTCTACCCTGTGTAATCTCTTGGTGTGCTTCGATAGCTTCTTTCCATTTCGTAACCAGTGCTTTTCTAGAGCCTTTAGCAGCTTCTAGTTCTTTTGCAAACTTCTCACTACTTACTAAGCCACGAAATATACGTTCTACAGTCTCTTCATCTGTACCACCTTTTAATGCGATACGTTCACGTTCAACAGGAGTCGTAACAGAACCAGTAGATCCTTCTTCAGATCCCCAGTCTTTACGAGTTTTAGATAGCTGTTGCCTAGCAACTTCTGGTTCTACCTCTGAAACGTGAGCACCTTGATGTGGTTGTGCGATTGGTGCGTTTTTATCAGCTCTAAATTCTAGCTCGCCTTCACGTAACTGTGCTACGCCAGCTTCTACTGTTTGTTTTTTTAAACTTTTGTTTCGTTTTGTAATTTGATCTACAGCTTCTTTGCCGCCTTTTTTTAAAGCAAAAGCTAGTCCATCAAATATTAGTCCTATACCCATACCTTCTACGATGTTTTTTACTTTCATCATTATAGGATGGTCAGTATCTTTCGTAGAAATTGGTGTATCTACCCAACCATAACGGTCACGTAGAGCACCTAATGCGTTTTGTTCATCTGATTCTTTTGATATCAGATCAGATACAGCTCCAACAGCAGCACCTCTTGCGACAGTGCTTCCAGCTAAAGCTGTTAAACCAGCCGGTATAGTGATTAGACCGCTAGCTACAGCTCCTTTAGCTGCTAGTATTGTTCCAGCAGCCATAGAACCAAAGTGTATTAGACCTCTTAGTTGTTTACCCCACCAAGTTTTAGTTTCGATTGGGTTATCGTAAGAGTTAAATGGAGTCCAGTCTGGTCTGTATTTCCCCATTTCTAATTTCTGTCTTTGCATTTCGCCAGATAAAGCATCTGCCGTACGCTCTGGAAATGTTGCTATAGATGAAGCGGTATCTTGTAGTCCACCAGATAAGATAGACTGTCCTTCTTTTATGAAAGCCTTAGCTCCCCATGTATCAGCGTTCCGAGGATCATAAGCTTCGTCGGCAGCTTGCTGTTCGACTTGTGCTTCTGCTTGTTGTGATAACTCTTCCGCTTGGATACGTTGATTGTATGCGTCTGATATTCTTAATGCCTCTTCTTCCAGATTGTCCAAGTCATTATCATCAAACTCAATACTATACTTTTCGCTCATTATCTTCTAGTGCGTTTACGTTTTGGTGGTTGTACTTTTTTTACTACTGGCTTTGGTGGTGCGTCAATAATAGCTGCCATAACATCTTCTTGTAGAACATGTGGTTTGGCTGTATAAGGTGCATCTTTTAGTCCCGGCATAAACTCTTCGAGAGCTGTTTGTTCTCTATCTGTTAGTCCAGATAAACGCCATGAAAAGTCGCCATCTATTTCGACACCTCTTATAGCATTTTGTTTTTGTAATCTAATGTGCCATAGTAATGCCAAGACTTGACTTTGAGAATTTTCATCAAACTCTTTATTTAATAAACCTTCTAATACAGGTTTAGTACCACTGCCTGTAAAAGCGAAAGCTTCTTTCAATTCTTCATTAGATAACTGATATCTACCTATATTATCTGCTCCCATGTTAATTAAATTAGCAGCAGTCTGTTTGGATTTTCTAGGTAGCTTTCTAACACCCGACGCTCCTCTTATGGCTCCTCCTGACAATTCGTAATAATCATCATCATAGTATAATCCATCAGCTTTTTTAACTCGAGCAGCACTTAACATAACTGTACTGTTCTTCTCGCCTGTTACTGGATTAACTTTATGGAACACATCTATAGAAGCATGTGCGTTAGGGTTACGATATAGTGTATGCAAGTCATCTTTACTTAACTTGTATATATCATCATCATCAATTATCTTTCCTGTCTTTTCATCCATCCCACCAGTAGCTACTAACCTATCTCTAAGTAGTTGCTCAGGAGGTACACCTAGTTTTTTAGCAAGGTTTCTCCAGAACGGTGTAATAGCAGCTCCAAAATTACCATCATTTAATGCTACCCTACTGGTTTCTAAAGCGAACTTTTCTAAAGGATGTGCAAAATTTGCAGATTTTATATTACCGGCCTGTTTAAAGTATTCAGCAATAGCTATACTATCTTGTTCTGTTCCTGTATTAAACTTAGGTGGTTCAATATCGTAGTCACCGTCTGCTAGTTTATCTTTTACTTTTTGTAATTCAGTCTCAACCCGAGTAGCAAAATCCATACCTTGATTACCTGTTTCTGATTGCTCTACTCGTCTTTTTAAGTCACCGTATGCTTTTTCTATAGCTCTGTTATCAGATCCCGGTAACTGGTTACGAGCGTATACTATATCACTCTCTTTATACTTTGCAATGACGACATCTTGTAGATCTGTTTTGTAATCAGCAAGTGCATCAGCCTTACCCGGTACAGAATAACTACCATATGATGTGCCAAAACTGTTTCCTGTATGTGACTTTACACCAGCAGTTAAAAGACTTTGTGGTAGTGGTTCGTTAGGAAATTGTTTAGTCCACTGAGTTCCGATGTTAAGCTGGTCCATTTCAGACAGCTCACCATTTTCATCTCTTAGAGGATCTATAACATCTGTCTCAAATCTAATTGCTTCTTTTTTAAAAACTTCTTTTGGGTCAACAATAGAGTTTTGTATACCTCTGTCAAGTCTAGATATTAGACTAGCTGTAAGAGATCCGTTTGACCCAAAATTAGAATCTTGTAAAGTAGTAGTTTTAATCTTGTCAGTACCATTACCAGTACCATTAACTTTAAATTTAAACAAACTTTTAAAGTCATCTGCCATTGCTGGTGTGACTCTACCAGTTTTGTTTGTAAGTTCACGATACATAAAGTCGACTATATAAGTCAAAGCTTGTTCATCTTTAGTAAAACCATTAGCACCTTTAACATATGCTATAAGTTCTCCAGTATTAAACTCTTCACCACTAGCAATATCTTCTAAAATTCTGCCTTCTATTCTATCGTTTAAATTACTTCTAATTTTTAGCTTTCGTACCTGTTCCCACTCAAGCATTGCTTTTTCTTTTCTTTTGCGTAACTCAGGTAAAATGTGTTTACGCATATGTTTTTTCCAAGCATTGCTTTTAGTATCACCACCTTCTTTTTCGTATCTACCATATAAAGTTACAAGCCAAAGATCTTCACCTTCATCCCAGACTGCTTCTCCTTCTGCACTGGTGCCTTTATTTAACCAATCGTTTTTATTAGTGTACTCATCTATAGCTCCCCAGTTAGGATCTCTAAACTGATTTATGTGTAATTCTTCATCACTTGATTTAGTAATGATGGTAGCCATATCCATACTTTGAGGGTCACCCTGCTCGATTAAGTTATTAGCACCTTTAGTTACTTCTCCATCGTATTCTCTTTCTTTGTTTTGTTCATGCTGACGTTGTGCGTCATCTATCTTTTGGTTATCTTCTCTTTTTAGTGCAGCTACTTCTTCAGCTTTTTCTGATGCTACTTTAAATTCAGCAGCAGACTTAGCAAAGTTAGCAAGAGCCCTCAGATTATCGTCACGATTCTTGTAGCGTAGTTCTGCTAACTTTATCATGTCGTTGAAAAAATCTTTAGTATCTGCTATACTTCTATCTATTTCTTTGTTGACCACACCTGTCATATCAGGTGCTGTGCGGTCATAGTTGGTCGACCCCATTTCGGGAAGTTTATCCCGTGGGGTACCAACGACGTTTCCAAATGATGATGTCATTATCAAAACATTTCTAAGGTTTTCATGCTGCTACCTATACCTAGCACTGTTGAAGCTAAACTTAATGCACCACCTAATCTGTTAGTAGGAGGCATCATAACAGGAGCACCGTAGGCTGCTGGTATACCAAGTTTTTCTCTAGCTTCAGCATTAGCTGACATAAATTTACGTCTAGATAGTTGATCTGCGTATGCCATGTTTCGACCATATAAGTTATCGACAACGCTTTCAACTTCAGCTCTTTTATTTAATAAATTTAAGTAATCTTTCTTTCCAAATCGTCTTGAACGTCCACCTTCATCTACTTTCGCTGATTGAAAGTAAGCACGTACGACGTCTTCTTCTTGTTTTCTACCTTTACCCTGAGCGTATAATGCTTGTACGTAAGCATCACTTGTATCACGGCTATAACCTATAATATTTGTGTCATAGGCTACTTGGGTACCAACTTCTTTATTAAAAAACTTTAATTTTTCTTGAGCAAATACAGCATCTTTCTGTCTTGCTTTTTCTTCAGCGGCAGCTCGTTGCCCCGCATTAGCATCCATGCACACGGCAAAATTCAATAAATGTTACATTGTTTGGCCCGTGTTTTAACTTACGTAAAAACTTGAAGCCTAGAAACTTAAGTAATTTTAAATGTACCTTGTTTCTGCTATCAACTATATTCCAGAGGAGGGGCTCTGTACGGCTATCGACATACCGTTTTGCCTCTCTTGCAAATGTAATTGGGTATCGGTGTATATCAGGAGTGCATAGCATCCATATATCACCATCTTTTCCTACTCCGGCCATGCCAGCAGTCTTGCCGTCAGGCACTGTGAAATACACGTAGGATGGGTTGTGAGTCATGAGAAATGGTAGGGTGGTATGATCTATCCCATGACCCTCTTCGACCTCTCTGAGGTCATCTGGACGGAGGTTAGAAGCTACTTCCTGAGCAGCCTCTAGTGTGAGTGGGTGAATGTAATTAGACACGTCTATAAAACTTGGGTGAGTAATCGCCTTCCCAAGACATAGCATGTAGCGTAGCTGGGGACGGATGTGTAGATTTAAGTACAATATCTACGTTAGTATTTCGTTCATATACCGGAACAGTTTTGATAAATTCTTCTAAGTATGGTACATCAGCTGCTTCAGTCTGATCTACGATTGCAGATTCGTGTTGATCTGTAAAGCTGACTTTACCTACACGATTTAAAGTTGTTCTATACGAACCTACCTTACCAAAGTGTAACTTAATTCTATGTAAAACTAACGATGAGTTTACATCAGTTACGGGTTTATTATTTGTAACTCTAGTAGGATATAAGGTTGGAAACTTAATTTCATAGTCATATAAATAACCTACTGTAAAAGCAGCTTGACCAGTTGGTAGTGTAGAATCAGACCAATTACCTGTAAGTATTAGTGATGTTCCTGATATAGTAGGTAATGCAAATCGCCCATTCTTATCTATAATAGCTAGACTGTAGTTAGGTGTACTTACAGTACTTAACCAGCTAACATTGCTAAACGTAGTAGTTACAGCATTAGCATCATATACACCACCACTTAGAGTCGTGTGGTTATCTAAGTGTAGTAAAAACTCAGTATCATTTGAGACTACAGCAGGGTCAGTATCACCCTGTATAAGTTGTATCTTTTGTAAGTAATAATCAGTATCTAAAAAGAAATACTGGTCATCTATAATAAAGTGATATAGTAATGGGTTGTTAAACTTCCATGTAAACCAAGATGCTTGCTGTCTATTTTCTGCTACTTGAAAGTATTTATAGCCTATAACTGTATCTGAGTTAGTCTTACCTAACAGAACTAAAGAGTTATCTCTAGAGTTTGTAAGTAAATCTATATCTTTAGGAATTAATGTAGGTATAACCTTGCTTACTTCTACTATGTTTGGTTCTCCTTCTCGTCTAATATTAGCCATTTCATTGAATCGACTAAACTTACCAGAGTTATCTACGTAAGCTATGGTAGTACCAAGAGATATAGGAGATATAACTTTGTTGTAATTAAAGGTAGATATACTACGTAATTTAGCTGTATCTGGATTTAAAACTGTATCATCAGATGCAAGTAAGAATTGTTGGTTTGTACTAAATACTACTAAACCTGTGTTAGTTTCTATACCATCAAATAATTCTGATGGAAACATAGATGCAGCTGATATATCTATAGGGTCACTAGCAGATACAGTTAATGCTGTTTCTATAAAGAAATCAGGAGCACCTAACGTACCCGGTCTAGATGTTATGACATTCTCACCTGACAACAATGCTAATCTATTACGAAAGAATAGCACTTTATTTATACGTGCTCCTACAAAGGTAGGCATTGGGTTAGTAGTGTCATCGCCTACTCTTCTTTCAGCATAATCGAATTGTCTAACTGTAAAAGTAGTTGTACCTGTACGCTGTATAACTACAGGCATGTTAGTTAATTTAAGAGCTATATCTGGTTTTGCACATTCTGACCAAGAACCAGATCCATCTCTATTATTTTCTCCGTTAAATCTTAAATAGTAATCATCTTCATCTGCCATACGAGAGTTAGATACTTTTACTATATACCCATGTTTGCATTGGTTAGGTAAGTTCTGTACATCATTTACAGAGCTTTGCATAACCCGCATAAGGTCATCATCAAGAACCGTAACATTGAGTTCAGATGCGGATGAAAGATATATTCCAGTTCCTATAATCTTACCTGTAACACCAGATGGTAATTCAGCTACAATACCAGCAAGTATAGTATCAGCTGTAACAGCAGTATCAGCATCAAAAGGTGTAGGCTCTGGTCTGATAAGTTTAAGATTAGCATTTACCTGAGTTGATTCATGATCTTCTACACGTATGGTATAGTTAAAACCTTCCATACTTACAGTAGTTGTATCACCTGTTTGCCAACCTTCTCCACCATGCAATAAAACAACCTCTCTGTTGTAGCTACATCTGTAGTTACTACCACCGGGGCCGTTTTGACTAGCACTGTAGTTAGGGCTGACGCCTTGCTGACCTAGAGTATTGATTCTAAATATTAAGTTCTTCTTAGTACCAGAGTCTATACTAAATACTTGGGTACCTATACCGGGGCAATGCCCTGTACCGTCAGACTCGTCGAGTGTATCACTCTGTATTTTTATACGTGTAGCACGATGAACAGTTTGAACAGAAGGATCATTAAATAAATTAAGACCATACTGTCTTCCATTCTCTGTACGTAGAAGCTCTATAAATGCAAAGTTTGCATCTGGTGTAGAAGCTGTTGTGCCAGTCGTACCTACTAAAGTATTAGAATTAGAAGTATCCCTATTTGTAACAAAGGTAGTATCATTGATTGTTAGAGTTTGTAGATTTTCTGGTGATGCTGTAGTAAGATAATTTCTTATAGTAGTTTCGTGATCTGTTCCATCTACAGTATAGCTAGTAGTCATCAGCTGACCATCATTACAACGCCATACTCTAACTCTACCATCGGCTGCTATCTGCCCTATATAAGATCCCTCTGTTTCGTCACGAAAGTAATGAAACCATGATCCACCAGTTTGTACTTGTGTGAGTGGGCTGGTACCTACTCTTTGAGATCCCGGTCTTTTAAATAAACCATTAGTTATATCTGGTATCGCATTTGATATGCTTTTAACCTGACCGGGAAACTTAAGGTTGTCGGGCTGTTCTGATATACCTCCGACAAAGTTAGGTATAGTTTGTGTAATGCCTGCCATTATCTTCTAAGACTTCTCCAAGGTTGATAAGTTCTGTAAGTTTGACCCTGTTCAAATCCAAGCATGTTGTGATCGCCCTGATTACATTCGTACTCCATAAGAGTAGCTCTGGCTAATGCTTCTTGCTGTGCTAAAAGCTTAACTAAATTAGGGTTAGCTACAAGCTGAGTAGCAGCTACACGAGAAGCTCGGTATGTAATGTAGCGTCTAAATGCTGTTGGTAGATTCTCAAAGGGTACAAGATATATAACGTCTAGATCTAGTGCTGACGTGAATACATCTGTATGTTTTACTTTGTCATATAAAAATCCGTCTCTACGAACTAAGTCCATAGTGCGGTTAAATCTGTTATCATGTAGGTCTAATGAAAGAACATTGTTAGGAATAGCAATCTTGCCATTACTATCTATTGCAAACTCTACATGAGTCTCTTTGTTAAAGTGCCAACCTTCTGCTTGTGTGTCTACGTTAGCATCACGAAGTAGATTAAATACAAATGCTACTTCTGGGTTGTCCTTTGCTTGTACACCGGGGCTGACTTGCCCGAGTGTTGTTATTGGTGCTTGTCCGATAGCCCCCAGTATATTGTTTACTGCGGATAGTTCGGTATCGAGATCAATAGTTGTGGTAGCCATAAGAAAAAAGGGGAGCCGAAGCTCCCGTATAAAAAATAAATATTAAGTTAATGCAGATGGTGCAGTACCTGTACCAGCGAATAACTCAACAGAGGCAGCAGGGTTAAGTGAATCTGCTCCCATTGCTAGGCGACCTAAGATTACGTCACCTTGGTATACAACTGAAATGTCTCCAGATGTTACCTGTACCTGAGGTCCGATTGCTTCAACAACACCAGCGGCTTCCTTCTGGAAGATTAGTCCGCAGCTGTTTGCAAACTCAGTGCTGTTACCATATGTGTTAACAGTCTTAGTTGTAGAAGAACCAGCTCTCTCATCTTCCATAGCTTCTTCTACGAAAGATCCTGTTCTACCGGGATCTGTTACTCCGGGGTTTGTTGCAGAGGCAGTACCATACTTAGTACCGAAGTTACCAAAGAATGGAATGTTCATTGACTTGAAGATTTTGATGCCTGCAATCTCAATGATTCCATTACCTGATTGTAATGCAGTACCTTGTACGTCTCTGTTGATAAGTCCGTTCTGTCCAGCACCCTGTATTAATTCATAATACTGTCTTGGGTTTAGTACAGCAACTCTTCCATCAGTAGAAACTCCTTTCTCGTCTAGTGCAGCAGCTGCATCGTAGAAAGCGTTTACTAGAAGCTCGTCATTGTAAGCGTCGGCTGCGTTACCTGTACCTACTCTGATCTGTGTACCACCGGGCTCAACAAAGCCTGTCTTAGTAACAGGGCTAGCTTGTCTAGCTGCTTTAGTGATAGCTCTGAAGATCTTTCTGTCGTACTTCTCAGCAAGAGCGTATCCGATCTTCTTGGATATTTCACCACGTAAGTCGTAGTGTGCTAGTGTTTCGTCTAGCTCATAAACAAATGCAGAACTGATTAATAGATCATCAACTGTAATTGTTTTCTCAGCTACTGGAGGTGCTCCATCAGAGTTACCTAGTATGCTGTTGCCGGGTGTATGATACTCGGCCTTTGTTCTACCTGTAAAGATGAACTGAAGAGACTTACCGTTTGTAAGTGTTCTCTTCATAACAAGGTCTCTAGCGATTGTGTTACGCTGGAAGCCCTTGAACATTTCTCCACTGAACAGCTTTAGATACAACGCCCTAGGGTCGGTTCCCGGAGTTCCGTTAGAGGTTCCAGAGTCAATACCCGGACGTGTTAAGGCTGTGTTCAGTGTGCTATTTTGTTGTGACATTTCACTGAATCGTTATTGGTTTATATTGCTTAGATCTAATTTTTCTCGAGATTTTTTGTGGTCTATCCCACCGTCTAGACGGCATAAGGTATCCAGCGTACTGGGCTTGTGCCAATGGCAGGGGAGTCCGACTCTGAGGTGCTCCCCGGCTGTTTAGTAAGAAGGAGTCTCTAGTTGAGCATCTTCTTTCTTTTCTTCAGTTTTGTTTTCTGGTTTGACTTCTGGCTCAGGTGAGTACCTAGTAACAGAAGCCGTCATAACCGAGCTTTGCTGTGACATTATTTAATGATTTTAGTATACTCGACACCACGGTAAACGTAAGTTACTGTCATAGTTCCCTCCGATACCAAGCCCCCGTTCCATGACTTGATTACATGCGTTCCTGTAGATCAGGAATGAACGGACGTGGTGGCTCTGTTGCCCATGTATTTATTGTATACCTATAACCCTTAGGACTGCTTACCTCATGGGGATGTGTAAAATACACAGGAAAAGCAATCGCTTGTCCACGCAGTAATCGTGTCTGATAATTCTGCTGTGGAAAGTTAAATACACCTTCTTCAAAATCACTATTTAAACCAGCGATTATACTTAAATTACGAACTGCTGATGACACACCATCAAAAACATTATCCCAGTGCATATCTGTAGCACCATACACTTTTCGTATATGATAGCCTGTGTGGGAATGAGGTTTATAGGTAGGACAAAAGTCAATGTATGCTTGTATAAACTTAGTTAATGCTGAATGGATTGCTACTTCTAAGTCTCTCTCCATACCATCAATATATGTTGAATACGCTGAAACATTATTATTGTACAAACCCTTCATATCATGTGTCTCAGATCTGTTATAAAATTCAATACAAGCGTCACAAAGATCGTCAGGTATTATATTATCTAATTTAAGTATAGTGCTCATAGTAGTGGTGGATGTATGTTAACCTATTACAGGTGCTGTAAGTGCTACAGCTGTAGACTCAGTTGATGCTAAGTCTAGTGGAAAGTTGTGAGCATTACGCTCGTGCATTACTTCAAAGCCAAGGTTAGCTCTGTTTAATACGTCAGCCCATGTTGGAACGATCTTGCCGTTTGCGTCAACGACGGACTGATTAAAGTTAAAACCATTAAGGTTGAAAGCCATGGTGCAGATACCCATTGAGGTGAGCCATATGCCAACCA